GCTCGCCCGTCTCGGCCATCGTAGCCGGACGCGCTTGGCCTGTCACTGGATCAACCAGCACCGGTCCGTCGGGCGTTTGCACAATGCGCGGAGCCGGAGCGCGGCCTACCGGCGGCGTCACGCGCTCGCCCGTCTCGGCCATCGTAGCCGGACGCGCTTGGCCTGTCACTGGATCAACCAGCACCGGTCCGTCGGGCGTTTGCACAATGCGCGGAGCCGGAGCGCGGCCTACCGGCGGCGTCACGCGCTCACCCGTCTCGGCCATCGTAGCCGGACGCGCTTGGCCTGTCACTGGATCAACCAGCACCGGTCCGTCGGGCGTTTGCACAATGCGCGGAGCCGGAGCGCGGCCAGGCGGCTGGCCGCCCGTAAGAGGTTCGCCGTCCTGAGTCAGCACTGGGCGGCCGGTGCCGTCGCGCTGGATACCGAAGTACCGGAAGGTCTGGTTCTCCTCGTCCCATACTCTCTGGAAGTTGACCATGCCGCCGGTTGGTGGACCCGCCTTCTCCCAAGCCGCACGGATGTTGCCTCCGGTCGCCACGTAGGTTTCGAGGAATGTCCGCGCCTGATCCGGATTAGAGCCGTAAATGCGATGCGCCAGCGTGCCAGCCACGCCCAGCAGGCGCGGGTTAACGCCAATGTCGCCCGGCCCAGCGTCGCCAGAAGCGGCGCGGCCACCCCGCCCGCTGCCGCCGGCGAGCGGCGGGAGCCGGATACCGGCTTGGTCGGCGAACCAATGAGCGGTCACGGTATCGCCGCGCGCAAGGGAGTGCATGGCCAAGCGGCCCAGCTGGTCCCGCCGACGCGCGGCAAGCGCGTCCTCATAACCCTGCTGCTGCAGCACCTGCAGCGCGACCTGACCGGCGCCAGGGGTGGTGGCCAGAGAGCGCAGCAACGGGTCATAGCGTCCGCCGGCCTGTGGCGGCTGCTTGGGCGCCATGGGCATCGTGGGAGCGGTCGCTGCCGCCGTTGCGGCAGGCTGGGTCGGCTGTGCGGGGCGTGGGCTGGTCGCTGCAGCTTGGGGTTCGGCACGTTGCGGCGCAGTTGCGGCGTCTGGCGTGGCGTCTGGCGTGGCGTCTGGCGCGGCAGGCTGGCTGGCGGCCGGCCCCAACATACTCGCGACGCCATGCCGGATGGCGGTGTCTGCCGCCACCGCGTCGCGGTTAGCGCGCGCGCGCATGCCAGCTTCCAGCCCCCGGAGAAAAACGTCGGTCCCGGTGTCCTGGCTGTACTGCACCACGGCGCTACACCCTCTGCTGGACGGTTTGCTGCTTTTGCAGCGGATACGCCCAATACGGCGAGGTCGCGGGGTCATTCGGCGAGTTGCCGACAACATAGCCCGCGCCCGTCATAAGGGCGTTGCCGATGGTGCGGGCACTGCTCGTGTACATGTTGCCCAGCTCCTGCCCTTGGTCCGCGGCCATCTTCGCCTGGACGTTGCCGGCGTTGCCAACCACGCCGGAAAGCGCCGAGCCCACGCCAAGCTCCGCATTGCCCTTGGCAGTGCCGGTGTTCGCCCGGACCGACGCCAGACCAGCGCGCGCGTTGTCGGCGCTGCTGCGCGCCGCCTGCTTCGCCGCCAGCGCAGCCGCATCGTTCGATGCGCGCGCGGCGGCGTCGTAGCGACGCAGTTGGTCCATGACGACACCAAGCCCAGCCCGCCCCGCGCCTCGCAAACCGGAAGCTGCGAGCTGCGCCCCGCCCGTCCGAAGGAGGTCTTGGCGTCCGAGCTGCTGCTGGTCCGTCAGCCCGCGGAATGTCGGCATCAGCACCGGCCGCTCGGCGAGCAGCGGTTCGATGGTGGTGGCGTAGTCCTTTGCGCCCTGGTCGATGTACCCGGTGGCGGCGTTCTTGGCCTCGCGCAGCAACGCCTCCTGCCGCGCCGCGGCGTTGGCGTTGATCTGCGCCGCTTCCTTCGCGGCATTGACCGCCTTGTTCCCGCCGATGACGTTGCCGAGGAGATTGATGCCGGCAGACAAGACGTTGGCACCGCCGACGCCCAGGCCCTGGAACAGGTTGTCGAAGAACGCCATGGCGCAAGCCTCCTGCTGGTGCGGTTACGCGCCAACCGATCCCAGCCCGCCGCGGGCGCGCTGGCTGGGCGGCGGGAAGCCCGGTGGCGAGGCGGTACCAGGCGGGATCGGCGGGCCTTGCAGCGGCGCACGCGAGCTCTGGAACGTCGCCGTGTCAACGCCCGTCTCCGATGGGGGAACGTACATCAACATGGACATGCCCTCCGGGCCCAGCAGATCCATGAGCGCCATCTTCAGCATCGGATCACGCTGCATCGCGGCCATGATAGCCTCCCGCTCGGACGCATCCAGCGCGGTGATGCGCGAGCCGGCGTTCCCGTCCTGAATGGAGCTTCCGTTGGTGTACACGGGCTCGTCACCCATGCCATCGTCCTTCTCGGGGTCGTAGGTGCCGGCGTTAATCTGCTGCAGGATCGGGGCGTAGTCGGGGCGCTGGGCCTGCTGGGCCCGCACCACGTATTCGCCGCCGTCGAGCGCCGCAAAGCCGTCATCCGGCCCCGGTGGGTTCGGGCCGGCTAGGACGTGCTGATCAACCATGCCGCCATAGGCGTAATTGGGCACCGAGCCCCCATAGGCATAGCCGCCCATGTACCTCTCCCCCACCTGCCGGAGCCCACCTCCGGGCTTCCTGCCGTAATGCTGCATCATCTGCTTGCCTTTCTGCAGTCCAGCCGGCGTCACCACGCCGCCCCTCGAATACGCGCCAGTCGGCGGCCCAAGCGGTTCGGCCGTGACCTCGCCCTGCACGGCCTGGCCGGGCGCCTGCCCCTCGTAAGCCGTGCCAGCCATGCCAGAGTCAATGTTCGCTTGGTCCATGGACCGCGCGATTTCCTGCTCCTGCCCCTCGTAGGAAGTGCCAGTCACATCGCCCGGAACTTGCGCAGCGCGACCCGTGCCCTGTTGATTGTCGTGCGAACTGTCATAGGCTTTCCCCAGCGCATACCCAACAGCAGTACCCATTAGCGCGCCCAGCGGGCCACCCAGCACGCCACCGAGCACCCCCCCGCCGAACTTCCCGATATCCGCGCCGGTGATGGCGAAATCTCCGAACCCGCCTAGGTCCATGGCGGGCCCGCGCGGATTGCCACCAATGTCGTTGGCGCCGCTGCCCTCCGCCATGTTGCCGCCGCGCGCGTCCGCGCCTACGAATGGGTCAAGCAGCTCCGGCGCGGTGGCCGGCGTGTCGGCCGGCTTTTGCTCTGCGGCGGGCGGCGCCTCGGGCGTCTTGGCCTCGAGCCCGCCCGTGGTCGGTGCCATCCCGAACGAACTGGCCCAATACCCGCGCGCTCCCGGCTGCAGGGCAGCAAGCTGATAGGGCGCGGTGCCGCCGCTGCTGTTGCCCACCGCGGCCAAGCCAGTTCGGGTACGCCCGACTTTTGCCGCCCTGCTGGTGTCGGCGTAGCGGAACGCGCTGGCCATGTGCTACTTCTCCTCAAGCTTGGTCAAACGGGCCTTGATACTGGTGAGCTGCCCGAAAACGTTGTGGGCCTTCACGAACTGGTCGTAGAACGTCGCCGCCCATTGCTGCAACGCGATGAGGTCGGCCTGCACATTGCCGGTGGCGCGCGGTGGCGGCGGCAGAGTGTTGCCGGCGGTGATTGCCAGCGTCTCGGTGCGCGGAGCCACTGGTGCATACCAGCGGGTGCCGCCCGTGACCTTGACGTTCCCAGGCAGGACGGTGATGAGCTCTCCGCGCAGCGCGGACACTACGTCTCCGCCCTCAGCGGCTAGCATTCCGGCCGTTGTGCCGATCATCCCGCCGGACAGCGTCACTGTCCCGCTATACGATACGCTGCCCGCTGCAACGGTGATCGCCGCGCCCGTCAGCGCAACATTGACCGGCCCCGAGATGTCGCTGATGGGCGCATCGCTGATGGGGCCGAAGGAAAGCACGGCTAGGCCAGCAGGTCCGCCACGCGAGCGGGAGAGATCAGATTGCGCTCGATCAGCAGTTGAAGCGCGGCTGCGACTTCTTCGCTGTCAAGGCGAATTTCGCCAGCAGATGCCAGATCGTCGAGCCACACCTGCAGGGTGGGATCTCCGGCGTCCAGCGCGCGCGAGGCTGCCAGCGTGATGGCGCCACGCTCCTGCTGCGTAAACCTCCGGCGGAACTCAAGCGCGCTGATGGGTTCTTTCGGTGGCGGTGGAGGCGGCTGCCACCTTGCGCCATCCCACAACCACCCGGCTTCAACCTCCGGGCCGGCGGGGACCAGGAGGTCCGCGTCGCGCAGATCGGGCCATTGGTCCGGATGGCCATGGAGGAAGACCACCGCGCGCCGATTTCGGTCAATTTGAGCGTATCTCATGGTCCATACCAATACCGAATAAGCCCAGGTCCACCTTGGCCGCCAGCACCGGAATCGGCGCCGTTCGTCGAAGCCCCCCCACCGCCGCCGCCGCAAGCAATCCCTCCGTCACCCCCGGCGCCGCCTGCTATCGTGCCAGCGGTATCGCCAGACCCTCCGCCTCCTCCCGCTGTGCCAGGCCCCAGAATTGATGGGCCTGCCGTGCCAGAGCCGCCTGCATCCCCAGTACCAGCCGAGCCACCAGCGCCTCCCCCGCCATTAGCTCCTGTCTGGGATCCTCCGGCGGCGCCTGCCGCAGCGACATTTCCGCTCGTGATGCCGCCTCCGCCCCCACCGCCGGACCCTCCGTAGGCAGAGCAGCCCCCAGCGAAACTCGTACTCCCTGTTGTGGAACCGCCTCCAGACGCCCCACCATATCCTGAAACCGTACCGGCTTGCCCTACTCCCGATCCCGCGCCGGTAAAGTGGCCAGCTCCATTCGAGACAGAGCCTCCTCCAGCGGCGGGGTTACTCCCGCCGCTTGAACCGGCGCCTCCCACTCCACCACCGGACCCGGCGGAAATTGGTATAATGTTGCCACCGGCGCCTCCACCACCGCCATAGCCGGTCAAAATAGAACCGACCGTCGTGTTGTTGCCAGCCGTCCCATTGTTGCCATTGGTGTCGTTGGTGGTAACCGCCGCGCCACCGGCAGCCGCCGCAGCGATTGTGCAGGTAATAGGCCAGGACGTGACCTCTGCATCACTGAGCTTGATGCGATTGTGCGCGCCACCACCGCCACCACTTCCGGCGCCACGAGTATTTGAAGCAGCACCGCGACGGCCAGAACCACCACCTCCGCCTCCACCCCATACGTGCCATTCGTGCCAGTTGGCTCCGGTCGGCTGCACGAGAGAGAACGTGCTGTCCGATGCCAGCAGCGTCAGCGAGCCCCCTTTCAGCAGGATGGAAGTTAGGTTGGTCCCGTCGCTCTGGATGATGCGGGTATCGCCCGGATAGGTGGCGGGGTTCGATACGCCATCCAGGGTGCCGGAGATGGACAATTTCTTGGCCGCCGCCGTCGTCCCAGTCGCGCTGTTCTTGAGGATACACGACCAGTTTGCTCCGACCGAAGATGCGCTGGGCAGCGTGATCGTCGCCTCAGTCGATCCAGCGTATTCGATCATCTTGCCGCGGTCGGCAGCGACGATAGTGTAGCTGGACGTTTTGACCTCGCGCTTCAGGGTGCCGCGCAAGCCGCTGGTCACAAACTCGACGCCGCCGGTGGCATTCACCAAGCCCTGCAGCACCACCGCCGGAGCGACAATCGAGATTTCCACCGGGCCCACGAAGGAAACATCGCTGGTGCCGTTCGTGCCCGATATTCCGGTCGTGCGGGCGACGGACGTGCCGTTCCACGTCCCAAGGAACACCTGCCACAGGCCAGTATTGTCCTTGGCCTTGAAGTAGGCCGTGTCGCCGTTCGTCAGCACGGAACCGATGGTCACATAGTCGGCGCTGTAGGCCCCCGAAGGGGTGATCGGGCCCGTGCCGGTCGTGCTGCTCAGCTCCCGGACTTGGTCGAAGAACAGTGGCCCGGCCATATCACCCCAACCTCACCAGCGCATTGGAAGCGTCGTTCGTGGGCATGCTGATGGTGAGCGTGCCGGAAGTGATTGTCTGCGAACCGAAGGTGAACACGCCGACGGCCTTGTTGCCCTGCGTGCTGTTGTAGATCAGGAGGGCATCGAAGGCGGTCGAGATGGTGAGCCCAGTCCATTGGAGCGACGCGCTTGGGGTCCAGAATGCGGTCGTGCCCGACGTTGTTGGCTGCGTGCCGTTGGTGATGGTCGCGCCGCCAGCGGTGTAGCCGGTTCCGCTCACCTCTCCGGTCGCGGAATAGGTGGTCGTGCTGGCGCCGAGCGACGCGCTTGCGTAGTACAGCGCGCCCTTGAAGGTGTCGACGTCGTTGGTGCCACGGACGACGGAGGTGCCAAATGCGTGGTGCCCGCAAAGCAGCTCCTGCTTGAACGAGGTCGCAATCGCCTGGCTGTTTGCCATAGGATCAGCCTCCCACCTGGCCGGGGGTAAGGTTCACCCCATCCGGCCATCGCTTGAGCTGCACATGCAGATCGTTGCGCACCAACTCGTCCGTGGCCGCATGGAAGTAATCGCGCCGATAGATGGCGCGCTCATCATCTTCTTCCGCCACGTACCAGGAGGTGATGTTGAGCGCGACCGCAGGGAGCAGACCCTTGGACGTTTCAATCATCTCGATCATCAGCATCTCCTTGAGAGACGGGCTACCAGCCCAAGCGTTCAACCCAGATGTCCATGTTCACGAACTGCACGTTCACCGGATCAGTCACACGGATCTCAAACTGCCAGGTGTCCGCGCAGCCCTGGTTGCCGAAATGGATGATGGCGTCGCCATGGCCGGGACGGCCCAGCTCCTCCCATGTCCACTGGTCGAAGCCGGTATTGTCCCGGTTCACGCGCAGGCCGATAAGCGGCGCCCGGCCGGTGTAGCTGCCGACGCCGCGCTTGACGCGGATGCGCACGGCGTCGATGCGGCTTGGCCCGAACTTGTCGACATGCCCAGAGCGGACCACGAAGGGGAAAGGCTGTCCCAGGAGGTCGAACGTGTCCATTGAGACTTCCGCCAGTCCGCCTGGCACCCCTGCATAGACCTTGCCCCAAGCCCGCACAAAGGACCACGCGGGATACCGCACCGCTTGGTCCGTCGCGGCGTCGTAGCCATAGAGGAACGACCAGCGGCGGCCGCGGTAGTCGTAGAGCAGAGTCACGCCCTCGGTGCCGTGCGCGTTTTTGGCAAACGGCGCCTGCAGCAGGATCATCGCTTCGCCACCGGCATAAATCTGCTGCGCCCAAGCGTCGCGCCAGTCGGTGATGTTCGACAGCACCAGCCCGACGGGTTCGCTCTGATCCTGGCTGATCTGGCCGGCGAAGCGCACGAACTGGCTTTCTGGGTTGACGCCGTAGGTGCCGCTCTTGTCGGCCACCAGCGTATACGGATGCGCCACGCCCTCGCCGGTTGACCATCGGCGCGCGAAGGGCTGGGAGCCGTTCGGCAGCCGTTCAAATTGCTCGATATGATCCGGCCCGGCCAGCAGCAACTCGCGATAGGGCGTGACCACCATCGCCTTGATGTTGTCGGGCTTGGCGTTGGCGGAGAACACGTCGATGGGATCCCACTTCGCGTACTCGCCCGGGGCGCAATGGTAGAACCGCTGGCTGTTCGGCTCGATCGCCAGCAGGTAGCCATCGACAAAGGCAACGTGCGTTGACCGTGGCGCGTCCGCCGAGAGGATTGAGGTCTTGGCGCCGTGGAGCTGCACGATGGGCCCGCCGGCAGCCATCACCAAACGGTCATCGGTGGCGTCCATGATGACACGGCCGCCTCCGCTGATGGGCACGCCCGTTACGTCGGTCGCGGTGCCATCGCGGTCTACCCTGAACAGTCGACCCTCGTCGGTGGCCACGTAGAGGTTGTCCTGCCAGAACCGGCCGTAGCACCGCTGACATGGGAAACTTGAGAACGGCTTGAGCCCTGGGAAGCGCGAATGGCCCCCCGCCGGGTTGGCGGTGGCGTTCTCCACAGCAGCAACGGCGTTGGTCAGGATTGCCTCATCGGCGTTGGCGTAGAGCGCGTGCTCCCAGGGGAAGTTGGCCCACTGAACCACAGATCAGCTCCTCAAGCGACGGATACGCGCGGTCCACTGGACCAGATGCCCGGCCTCCCCCGTCAACCGCAGGCGCAGATTGCCCCCAGAGGCATCCCAGACCGCGGCATAGTTCGTCGCCGGAGATAGCCCGGCCGCACGCAGGGCGACGCTGCCAATGGCGTCAAGCGCCAGGTTCTGCGCCGCAAGCGCGCCTGCAACCCTGGCCGCCCCTCCCTCGGAATCGGTCAGCACCTCGCCCAGGATGAAGGTCCCAGTGAGGTCTCCCAGCGTGAGCGTGCCGGTGCCGCCCCCTTGCGTGACGGCGATGATGCGTCCGGTCGCCCCGGATGTTGCCCCGGTGACCGTAGCGCCGGCGGTGAAATTGACGGTCTGCGTGTCAAACGCCAACGTGGAGCCGGGCCGCGCGGCGCCCGCCTCGATGTGGAAGATGCCGTACTGCGGGCCGTCCTGTCGCTGCGCCACCACCTCGGCCGAGAACAGCACCACACCCCCAGGCTCGATTTCCTCCCGATAGGCTGTGATCGGGGTGGCGTCTGTCGTGTAGCCAGTCACTGCCCCCTCGTCGGCCGTGGTGGCGCGCAGGAGACGCGACCCATCGCCCTGGATGGTAACGTCCGCATCCTCGATGCAGTCCACCAGCAGGATAGGCTCTTCGGGCACGGAGAGGACAAGGTTGGTCCCCCGCAGGTCCACGCCGCGCAGCATCACCGACGCGCAGGTGCCGTTGAAGCTCAGGCGGCCGCCGCGGATGACGCCGCCCTCGATGGTCAGGTGATCCACGGTGTTGTCGGCGCGGCGAGCGAGGTTGCTGTCGTCCTGCACCACCAGCAGGCCCACGTCCTCCCCGGCGTCCCACTGGCAGTCGACCAGCCGCACATTGCGGGCACCGTTCAGGAGGACCCCCTTGTCGAGGTTGCCGGCGATGAGCACGCCGTCCATGGTCACGCCGTCAACCAGGTCGTCGAAGAACCAGAGCTGAACGCCGGATGTTGTGTTCAGCGTCACTGCTCCTCCTGACCAGACGATGCCGCGCACATCGCCGCCTAGCCCGCCGCCGCTGGGATCGGTGTCGCCCCTGATCTGCACCGCATTGACGCAGTTGGTCACGGAAAGGTCGTTCCAGTAGCAGTAGTTCAGGCCCCGGAACACGATGCCGTCGGCAAACCGCTTCACCTCCACCCGATCCAAGATGACGTTGGCCAGCCCCACCCCATAGACACCGATGGAGCCAGCGGGCAGGTTCACCCCGTCAAGGGTCAGATCGCGCAGTCCGGAACGGTCTCCCCGCAGCGTCACCACTGGCTGCGCCGACGTGCTGATGAGGTTGGTCACCCCCACTCCCTGCCCCTGCAGCACCACATTCTCGGGCAGTTCCAGGCTCACGAACAACACGTCGCCAGCGGGCAGGATGACCGTGCCTCCGCCCTGAGCGGCGGCCGCGCCGATTGCCTTGGCGATCACCGCGCCGGAGGCCAATGCACCCACCGCGACAGCCAACGATCCGAAGTCGGCGGCAAACACCTGCTTGTCGACCAAATCCCTGATCGTTTGCAAGAAGCCGCCGCGCGCGGTGGCGGCGATGGCCCGCGAAACGTCTTGCCCCGTCAGCTCCACCAAGGGCGGCCGTTCGATGCCAGTCACCGCCGTCTCGTTGATGGTCATTCGGTAGGGGACGTAGGTGTAAACCGGCTGTGCCCATTTCCCGTACCGCACTCCATTGCCGTCGGTCCATGTCAGGAGCGTCTGCGGATTGGGCAGCGGCGAGGTAAGCTGGGGGTCGGCATAGAGGGGTGCATGCTCGGTGGTGCCAGCCCTGATGACCAGCACCGATGCCCCGGCATATGACGCCTGCCAAGTGTCGAACTCGCGAATGCGAGTGCCAAACGCCGGCAGCCCGTAGGCGGTCTTGGGCCCGATCTCAACTGCCGTGATTGGGCCGCCATATAGACCGAGGCGCGTCCTCATGGTCGATCCCCTAGACGATGACCGCTGTATCGCCTGGCGATGGCGCGCTGGTCAGCCCTTCTACGGTCAGCTCCTTGGTCGCGCCGTTGTAGCCGGTGATCCGTGCGGCTTGGCCCTTCAAGGCACCCGAGAACATGACAATCGTGCGGTCCTTCCAGTGCGACGAGATGCTTTGCGTCAGGTCGGTGGCGATCCGGTTGACGGTGCTGCCGCTCTGGACGGTGAACTGCTCCACGCCAAGCATCGTGAATGTGAGGTTCACCGCCGATGTCGCATTGCCAGAGATCTGGGTGAGGTTGGACGGGATTGGCGTGCCGGACATGAGCGCATCGTAGGCGCTTGCCGCCACCACCACGAACTCGTGCGCCACAGGCCGGGCACCGGTGATCTGGGTGCTGATGAACAGGGGGCCAGCGGTGTCCACGTCGCCGGCCAGCAGCGCAATCGTGTACACGCCGTTCGCGCGGTGAGTCCATGAGCGCGACGACACATCGACGGGCGACGTGGCGCCCGCCTTGTAAAGCTCGACATCGTTGGCTCCGGGGTTGAGTGCCGTTTTCAGCGTGAACCCGTCGGTGGCGTCGACGAACGGACCCAGTTGGATCGTGACGGCCGTGGATTTCTTGAGAATGCGCATGGGATCACGCTCCGTTGGGATCGATCTTGGGGGCGTTGCGGATGGCCGTGATGAAGTCGGCGATCTCTTCGTTGGCCACGGCCCATGGAAACGTTTTCTCTGCCGAGAGAAGGGTGCGGTACTGGTCCTCCTCCAGCACCAGCGCATCCGCTTGGGGCGATACAGCCGCCAGGATCCTGGCCACCTCGACACGCGCGAGGATCTGGTCGCTCGAGAGTGAGCCGTTGGCTGGTGCGGCGAGCAACACCTGCCGCAGCGCATCTCGGTAGGAGAAATCGGAGAACCGGCTGCCGGGAGGCGCCGGGATTACGCGGAGGGGGATGTGTCTCATGGGTTAAGGGTTCCAGTAGGGGACGGTGCGCATGGTGCCTCCGGCATCTCGGACCTTGAAGTAGCCGGCTGGCGGGCCAGGCAGAGCTGAGGCACCACCCACTTGGGCTGATGTGACGGAGGGGAGCACCAGGCGGAGGGTGCCATTTGATCCGGCAGGGGACAGCAGAATGTCCACATCCCCGGTGCCCTGCGCGGTAAAACCAGGTGCATCGCCGCTCGCAGCGTTCGAGATGCTGATGTACGAAACCGGGTTGGCTACCTGGGAAAAGGACGCGATCACGCCGCCGCGGCCATAGAAGAACGGGCCGCCATTGGCAAACTGTAGTGTGTTCATGAAGTTGTCGTTGTTGACGCTGTTGATGAGGCCTGCGAGCTGGTGGCCAACGTCATCGTAGAACAGAATTTGCTCGCAATAGAGAGCCACGTTGCCGGTGCCGGCCGGCTGAATCCGCAAATCCACGTTGGTGTCGCCGAACGTCTCGATTGCTGGTTGCCCACCAGTTACGGCGGGTTTGATCCCGATGCCGTTCACTGCGGAGGAAACGTTAGACACGGCGAAGTCAATCTGGTCATTGGCATTGATGAGCAGGGTAGCGCCGTTATGGAACTGGAGGGAGTGGCCGCGCTGGGTGGCGGTGCTGGTGATGTAGTTGGTGCGTTCGCCAATGCCGCCATCGTTTCGCCACCAGCCGACGATATGGCGGCTCGCCAGCAGTATCGCGTCGCCAAAGCCGCTGACGCCATCGGTTCCGTGGATCGCATCCTTCGCGAACACCAGGCCGCTTTCAAATTTCTGGCCGTTGTTGATGATGCCGATCGCAAGCTGCGCCGGACCTACCGATCGCCCGTGGTTGGCTGGGTCACCACCGGAACCAATCCAGAGGGCAGTTGCACCAGCGAGCGTCTGCAGCCGCCACGGCGTGCTTTGGCCGGCTGCCGGGCCGAAGTTGACCGCCTCGATCTCAAGACCGATCACCGTCCCGATGGTGGCGGGCTCGACACGAGCCTCCAGGTAGGCAGCGTAGCTTGTCCAGTACGGCGGCGCCGAGCCAACGCGATCCATGATCGCGACGCCAACGAAGGGGATCGTGGTCTGCGAAGAGCCGTAGCCATCGGGAACGTCGGAGGCTCGCGATGCGGCAGCAAAGCCGACCTTCCCGCTTGGAACGGTCAGCGCCACCGACGCGGCATAGTGAACCCAGGCCAAGCCTGCCGCAGAATCATTGGGGGCGCCCCGGCTGAACCAGTCGGCATTGGCTCCGCCGCCGAGCGAACTACCGTCGTTGTGCACCGCGCTGCCCAGGAACAGACGATCGGCCATCCGGTTGATGCGCGCCCCATCGGCCTGAAAGAAGTATCCGGTTTCCGACTGCGTGATGATGTCATGGTAGCTCACCGGCTGGGATGCATCGACGTAAAGCTCCCACTTTCCGGCAGCCAGATCGTCGGTGAATACGGCGCCAGCGACGTGCTGAATTGCGGCGATGTACAGCTTTCCGGTGGGCGCGTAGCGGGCGATGTCGGCCACGCCGTAATTCTCCCCCGTTGCCCATTGGCCGCGGAACGTCGGAACAAGCCCAGCCACGCCCGTATCGTGCGTCGGCACTTGGCCTTGTCCGACGCGGATTACCACAGGCCGGTCCACATAGACCGGGTGCACCCATCGGCCATCGCCATCCAGGCGCTGGGGATTGGCAAGTTTCTGCGTGCCAGTCGGTCCAGCGTACAGAGGAGCGAGGGTCTGCGTCGGCAGCCAAGTCGTCTCATTGGCCTCAAGAACTTGGACCGTTGCATTGGCATAGAGCGGATTGGCCAACGAGAAGTCGGTAAGGAGGGTGCGAGCAGAAATTGCGGTCATACTGCGTTAGCCCAAGTTGTGGAACCGGACACGACGTTCGGTTTGATGTTCGTGGGCGTCGTACGCCTGGAGCTGTTGCAGCAGCCGCTCGGCATCCGCTCGTATCTTGTGCGTCTCGTCGGCCGGCAGTTTGCGCACCGGTCCGTCGCCGATCTGGGCGGCCAGTGCGGTGACGAGGAAGAGCTGCCAGCCATCGCGGAACTTCACCATCCGCTCGTTGTCGGTGCCGTTGAGGAGGCTTGGCGCAAAGCCCTGGAACACGACCTTCGCTTGGTAGGGGAGTGCGTCGTCCGGCACCTCAAGGAAATGCACCGTGGGCGTGCGGTCCCGGTCAATGTAGCAGGCAGATGGGGCTCCGCTTGCCGCAGGATCGTGCGCCTTGAGCTGTTCGTATTCGATGCGGCGCAGCATGTTCACGTCGTTGACGAGGTTGCCGCTCGCCGCGTTGACGATCATGATGGCCACCACGAACTCGATGCCATCCGCTGCCTGTGCAGGGCCCAACGCATCGACGAGGTTGTATTCCCGCTGGCCGGGGATGAGAGGGAAGGTGCCGGTGCGCGGAATGAGCCACCAGGTGCGTTCGAGGGTGGCGACGTGCGCAACCACCATGTCGAGCCAGTAGCGCGCCTCCTCCATCGCCTCCGGACGCGGTCCAGACGCGCGCAGGGCATATTCGCCAATCTTCCGCAACGCCCGTTTGCAGACGTCGTTGATGGAGGGAGCAAGGCGCATGGGTGCTACTCGCCACCAAGCAGCGCGTTGGCAATTTCGGTGCCGCCCCGCTCCTCGCCAAGGATGGTGTCGTCATCGCCGTCGCCTGGCTCGAGCTGTTGCATGCGGCCGGTCAAGAAGTCGATGAGCATGGATCGGTCTGGCTCGGGTGGGAGGTTGTCGAAGCCGCTCAGCGTGCCGGCCCTGGTCAGAAGGGCGTCGGTGGTCAGCTCCTCCCACGCGGCGATCACATGGCCGGGCGACAGCCGGGGAGGCGGCACACGCTCCTGCTGCTCCTCGCTCAGCGGCTTCATGACTTGGCCCAAGGCATTGGTGACGATGAAGGCTTCGTCCTTGAGGAACTGGCGGGCGTGAGCCTCCGGCATGTACGTTTCCGGCTCCATGCGCAGCGGGTAGCTGACGATGGCGCCGTTGGCGGTCATGATTTCATGCACGCGCGGGATGAACGTTCCATCTGGCATGCGCTGCCGCGCATTGGTGTCCTTCACGCCCCAAGCGCCATGCGGGCGCTGGACTGCTGCGGTGTCGTTCGGCATTGGCTGGGTGTTTCCGTTGGTGTTGTCGGGGGTTGGCGACGCCGCGCCCGGCGCCGCTCAGGGCGCCGGGCTGTCCTGGTCGCCTGGTGCGCCGTCAGGACATGGGCATCATGTAGGGGATCTGCACAAACGCCTGCACCGTATCCGAGCCAGGGCTCGTGGTGACCGAGATGGTCTTGGCGGTGGAGCCGATGACGTACGCCTTCGGGATCGAAGCGGTGCCGGCGTCGGCGGGGATGGTCTCGCGAATGAGCGCGCCCTTGGTCGGAGTGGTGGCAGCCTTGGCGGCGACCGTGCCAACGGTCCCCACGTCGATTGCGGCCAGGAAGCCGTCGGCATCGCCGCCGGTTTGGGTCGACAGCAGCCCCACATCCAGCGTCTCGGTGGGGTCGGCCACCACCACCTTCACGGCCAGATCGGGCAGCACAAGCGATCCGGTGAGCAGGTCGATCCCGGTATTGGTTTCGACGTTCTGCGGGTAGTTGGAGATGTGCACCGGCAGCACCAGGACCTGGTGCTGGCGGTTTCCGTCGACCCAGATTTCCTGATGGGCGGACGTGATGCCGCGGGCCATGACCGCGCGGCCATCGGCCGTGATGCCGTACAGGTCGACGCTGCTTTCCAGCGGCGTCGTATGGTTGATGGCGAAGGAGATCTTGCCATTGGTGGGGGTGACGGGGTTGGTAAGGCTGGCCTGCGTCAGCGGGTTGATGAGCGACGCTTTGAGAAGCGAGCCCGCAGCCACGACGATGAAGGCGCCGCCGGCGGTCTGGAGCAGCTTGTTGGAGGTCTTGTCCATGAGCTGCACGGAGTAGATGGTGAAAGCCATTGGAAGCATCCCTTATGGAACGAGAAGGGCCAAGCGCCACGCGCCTGCCGATTAGCCGAACCGGCTGCGCGTGGCCGCCGTATGGCCATGGTTCAGGCGGAGATGGCGTGGTAGAGCGAGACGACGCCGAAGTCCTGCTTGGTCGGGCGCCCGTTGGCATCGAGGTCCGTCAGGCTGATGAACTGCGGCTTGATCATCCCGAACATGCGCCCGACGGCGATGGCCGGCCGGTTGCCGTAGTCGGTCATGGTGCTCTCGTTGTACTCCACGCCGCCGAGCATTGAGATGCCGGCTGCCTGCGCGCCAAGGAGCAGGGACTGGCTGCCATCCACGGTGCCACCGGAGCCCCACTTGTTGCCGGACGACAGGCCCAGCGTGGTCGGCACTTTGTTGTGGTCGTAGATGATGAGGCCGTCGATCACCGCCAGAGCGTTTCGGAACAGCGGGTTGTCCGAGCCACGCGGGGCCGCGCGAGCGACGTTCTGCTGGTAGGTGCTGTCCGTCACCAGGTCCTTGCGCCCCTCGGTGGAGATCACCCACACGTAGTGCTCGCGGCCGCCGCTCTTGATGGGGCGGATTTTCTTCCGCTTGGCGTACGCCTGCACCTGGATCGCCGTGTTCCAGGTGATTTTGTCGGCGGCGGTGAGCGTGGCGGTGCTGGTCGCCGAGCCCGTGTACTTCTTCCGGCCGGAGGAGGGGGCGACAACGTCCTGCGCGAAGGCCAGCTGGGGAAGCTGCGAGGTCGCACGGGTGCTGCCGTCCAATTTCAGCGAGTACGGGATTCCCGCCAGCGTCAGGAACAGCAGCTCGTCCAGCTTCTCCGCCGCCCAGAAGGTGAGCTTTTCATTGGCGGTCGCGCGGAACTGGATGACGGTGCGCTGTTCGGCCATCTTGCCCTTGTTGCGCACCGCGTTGCGGAGCTGGTCGATGCGCAGGGTGATGGCGTCGTTGTACAGCGCCTCCTCCTGGCCTTCGAGCTGGTTGTCGCCGGCGATGCCGTCGCCCACCAAGTCGGCCACGAGGTTCATGATGACCTGATCGCCGCGGGCGGTCTTGGTGAGCTCGGTGATCTGCTCGATCACGGAGTTGTAGCCCTTGCCGATGAAGCCGTTGGACTGCCAGAAGCTTTCGTCCCGGCCGGCCATGAAGATGGTCAGAGCGTACACGCGCTTCTGGGCATCGCTCAGAGCGCCAAAGTCGGTGGTTGCCATTGCTGTTACCTTCGCGGTGGAAGCCCAACAATCGCGCGCAGGCGGTCGACAGACAGGCCGTTCTCGATCTGCTCGTCGCTCATCGCGTCGAGGGCATCGAGGGTGAGCGTCACGTCGGCCGTTGAGCGGTTGGTGGGCTCGTTGGGGGGATGCGCGGCGCGCGCCTGCATGGCCGCCAGGCGGTCGGCCGCATTGGGCGCGACAACCTGATGGCCGGCGCTGGCCGGCTGGGGCTTGGTGTTGACGGGGGCCTTGGCGTCAGGGGCGGCCGCGGCCGGCGGAGTCATGTCAGGGAACCATTCCGGGCCGTAGCGGTCGGAGAGAACCGCGATGCGCGCCCGCAGGCGCGCGACTTCGGCGGGGCCATGCCCGTATGGCTTGCCGATTGCTGCGCCTTCGGCTCGGGCAATTTCCTCCATGGCCTTGATCGACTCATCCGGCATGATCTTGAGCCACGGGTGCTTTGCCTCGAGTACGCCGATTTGAGCTTCCAGCGCCTGTCCATCCACCAGTCCCGTATGGTTGGCGATGGATTGCTCCACCACTTCGTGGACGAGGCCCATGAGCCGCTGCGCGAACAGTTCGTCGCGGGTGTTCAGGATGCGGCCCAGGAGAACGAGGCGCTTTTGCTCCATTTCTCCAGCCGTCATGCCCTGGCCGCTTTCCCACTCGTCGGCAAGTTCGACCAACGCCTTTTCGGCCTCCATGAGACGCTGCATGGCCGTCGCCTGCTGCTGCTGCTGCTGCTGCTGCGGTTGCGCCGGCTGCTGGCTGGCGTTCCGCAACTGCTGCTGCATGGCGGCAAGAGCGCCCTCGAGGTATTGGGCACGAGCGATGGCTTCGTCCCGAGCGCGGTTCACCTGCTGGAAACGCGCCAGGGGCACCATGGGCTGACCGTCGGCCGGATCGGGCTTGTCCTGAACCGTGGCGGCCGGTTTGTCGGTCTCCTGCGACACTGCAGGAGCGGGCGTCGGATTGGCGTCCGCTGTGCCGTTGATCTCGGCCAACGCTTGCTCAAGGGCAGCGCGGTCGGGATCGTCCGCAGGGATGTTGACGAAGGGAGCGGGAAGGCTGTCGTTCGCGGGCTGGGTAACGAGTTCGTTGGTTCCTGACATTGAGGCTGTCCGTCCTGTATCGCTGGTCGGTTGCGGCATCGCCCGTCACCCGGCGGCGGCCCAGCGGATATCGTTCGCTGGCAACGAATGGTTCAGCCGGTGCGGATCAGTCATCACACCAGGCTGCCGGCGGCTGGCCGGATGATCTGAGACTGCTTCAAGCCCAGTTCGCGATAGCGGCGGCGGGCTTCCTTCCAGCAGTTTTCGAGGATGTTCACCCAGGTGAGGCGGTGCATGTGCCGCAGGCGCGCCCAGGTGTCGGCGAAGGTCTGGGAGAACCACACGTCGCCTGAGGCATCGCGGAAGATGGCGGTGATGTAGCCGTCGCCGGCGGCCACCAGCCAGTGACCGTCATGATGCAGATCGCGGTTTGCGATGTGAGCGATCTCGATCATCTTCTCGCACACATCGGGCGGGATCGGCGGCGCGTCCTTCAAGGCGGGGCGCAGCAGGATCCGGCCGTCGCTGAAGGCGATGGCGGCATACCAGTCGTCGGTTTCCGTGAATTGCACGAGATCGTCGAGCGCGCGGTAGGACACCGCTTCGTCGGAGACGTTGTGCAGTCTGGTCCCAAGACGCAGCAGCCGGACCCCGTCTCCCAGGATCGGCATTCCGTTTGGCAGCAGCAGCGGCAACGGCTCAATCCTTGATCTTGATCACGGTGCCGTTGGGGACGACGCCGGTGAGCAAGGACGCGACCAGCATGCCGACGGTCGCAATCGCCGCGGCTTGGTCTGGATGCAGTTGGATGCCCACGAAGGAGCCGATGGTGGGGATGGCGGCCGTCCACGTTGACCGCTCGTTGAGGCGGGCGATGAGCCAACCGGTGAATGCTTTCATAGGTCTCTCCGTTATTGCCACGGTTCGCGCGGCAGGGGTTTTGGCCCCTGTGGCGGTTGGGGCGGTTGGGGCGGTTGGGGCGGTTGGGGTGCCTGTGTTCCCGGCTTGGCCGGTTCGGTTGGCGTCGCCGCCGCGGCGGCCTGTTTCTGGGCGGCCAAGGCGGCGCGCAGTTCCTCCTTCCTTCCGATCGAGGATGCGTCGATCAGGAACTCGGCCGGGATGGGGAAGCCGTTTTGCACCAGCAGCATCAGCTCGGAGAACTGCTGGGCCAGGAAGCTCTCGGACAGCGAGGTTTCGTCCACCACGCAGGTATAGTTGCCTGACGTTACGTCGTTGATCGTGCCTTCGGCGGCGCGGATGTTGATGGCCATTTGGATCGGGTTTCCGTCGGTCTTGCCTTCGATGCGCAGGATGCGCGGCTGGGTGTAGAAGTTCCGCACGACGCTCATCTGGTTGAGCCCGACCAGCTGGGCCGAGCGGTGCCAGTTGAGCTGGATCATCTCTTGGCCGACCACCGCGGCCTGCGCGCGCACCTGCAGGTTCTTGCCGCTGATGTTCGTGCCGTCAACCTGACCCATTGCGGCGCGGTTGATGCCGGCGATGGCGAGCATGTCGTTGGTGGCTTCATGCTCCAGTTCCGCGATGGACACTGGCGAGGCGTTCGGATGGATCTGTTCGGGCGCGGGCAGGTTGCCTTTCAGGTCGTACTCGAGGACGAAGCCGGCGCGTCCGCCCTCGCGCTCGAGGCGGGCCTTTTCCTCCGGGGTGAGCGTCCCTTTGTGGATTTTCCACCCGGAGTGCGACGAGCGCATGATCTGGTTGAGGCGGGCGGAGCGCCGGACGTTGATTTCGTCCTGCACGTCGATGAGGGGCTCGACCATTCCCTGCGTCACGCCACGGCGGAAGTAGGGGAAGAAAGGGGTGAGCGTCACGCGCTCATAGGGGGACCATTCATCGAATACGATTGTGTCGCCGATGATGTGGGTCCAGCGCAGGCGGCGGGTGCGCACCTGCTCGAAGGTGATGGGCTCCTGCATGTGCTGGGCCCACAGGGCTACCTTTTGGATGCGCTGCATGTCCCAATGGTCGGGCACCCAGCGTCGGTCGCCTGTTTCGAGGTCCATGACTGCCCAGCGGTGGCAGCGCACCCAATGCTGGATGCTGATGCGGCGGATGATCTTGCGATACACGTCCACCCATTCGGCGGCGCGGTCGCGGAACTGTCGCCAGCGCATCCCGTCATCCTCGCTCATGCTGAAGGTGCGGGCGGGCGAGATTTCCACGGCGCCGTAGTAGTCGGTGGGCATGGTTGCCGCAGAGACCCCGTTGCGGGCCAGGGGTGTCAGTTGGGCCAAGGCTTGCCGGCCGTACCACGCCTCGATTTCGTCCAGCGAGATCCAGTCGGTCTTCGTGATGCGGGTATGGGTCGGCCCGTTGGGATCGTAGTCGGAGGCATCGGCGTCGACCAGAACGCAGAATGGATCGACGGCGCGCGTGCGGCATTCGCCGAGCGCGTTGTTCTCCCATGAGACATCCGTCTCCCACCAGCCGCGCGCGCCGATGAGGCCGTCCAGATACACCTCGGTATCGACAAACTTGAGCTGATTGATATCGGCGATGTGCTTGAGCACGTGGCTCATGACGAGCGCCATCTCGGCGGTGCCAGTGCCATCGTTTGCCGGCGATGCCTTGCGGTCGGTGCGGTTGTTGATGTGATACCCCATCACCAAGTTCACCAGCGCCCGGATTTTGTTCAGGGTCAGAACGGGGCGGCCGTCCGCGACCAGTTTGGCGATATCCGCCGCCGACCATTGCTTCCCTTCGTAGTAGTCGATGCACTTCTTCGCCACCTCGGCCCACTTCTGGTGCGCGTCGGCATCGCGGTAGAAGCGATCATGGTGGAGCAGCAACAGTTCCCAATTCTGCGGCGGCAGCCGGTCGCGCGGAGCAATGACGCGGCCAGAGCCAGTCGGCAACGTGAGACTCATGGCTGGCGGTCTCGCATGGCGCGAATGTCGTCGCGCATCTCTTTGAGCACGCCCAGGATCGTGTTCTGCCCCACCTCCAAGCCGGTCACGCGGCGCTCCATCGAAAGTCGGTCGGTGCCCGACTCTTGCTGTCTCTCCTCAAGGCGATTGATGCGCTGCACATGCGATGCCAACGTCTGGTCGATGCGCGCCATGAACCGCTCAATGACGATTTGGTTGCCGTAATAGGCACCAAACGCCGCTGCCACCACGCCAAATATGCTGATGCCCATATGAACAATCTGGCTGTTGGCACGATTGAGCATGTTCGTTGTACGCGCCTTCAATGGCTACGCCATGTCGGCTGCCCACCGCGGCTGCCGCGACTGACAAACGCCTGCCACAGGTCTTCCGTCGACCGCACAGGCCGAGACTGACGCGCAGCAACCGGCGTCGCAAACGTCATCGCAAGGCAATCCGCCGTGTCCGGCGATGAAAGACCACGTGCCTTCATGTCGTCCTTCGTCTCCAGCGCAATCCGATCCTTCCCAGCAAACGTGTATTCGGGACCCGTCAGGTCAGTCAGAAAATCAGGATCGTCCGCCGGAATCGCCCCGTTCTTCGACAGCCATTCCTTCATCAACCACCACATCTCCGACCGGCGATTCACAAACCGCGCCTCGTTCATCGCCTTGCTCGCGCCGTTCACCTCAATCACCTCATACCCAGCCGAGCGGATGATGTCGCACACCCCAGCACCCATGCCAGAACCGTCAACAAACGTCGCGTCAGGCTCCAGAGCCCGCATCCACTCCATCAGACGATACGCAACCTGGTCAATGCCCAACGACCGATACTTCGCCAGCACAACAAACGTCCGACCCTCACGATACCCAATCACCGTCTGGTCCGACCCATATCGCGCCACGTCACATGAAAGAAGCCGCGCCGCCGTCCGCGACATGTCCAAACGCAACTTCGCAAACGCCTCAGGACCAGCCGCCAATGCACGGCTAATCTCAGAACGAGGAACACGACGCTTCCACTCCGTCTGCGCCTGCTCAACCAGGTCCGTCCCAATCAACTGCGAAGACGACGACCGAGGAAACTCACCACGAACCCGAATCCGAACAAAGTCACTGTCCTCACCATGGTCCTCAATCCAAGCCTGGATCTGACCGCGGTTCGCCTTCTTCGCCTGACGACTGTCAACCTGCCACGTCGTCCACCGATGACGAAAAGAACGAAAACACTCGCGAAAACGACCCGTGTTCTTCGTCGGATTACCAAACACAAGCCATATCGCACCAGACGTCGTCAACGCACCCTCAGTAACCTCCCATATCGAGTCCGCAATCGCAGAACCCTCGTCAAATACCATCAATACATGACGAGCATGCGTCCCAGCAAACGCCTCACTGTTCTCCTTCGACCACGCAACCGCGTTCGCCTTGTGCGTCTCAGGAAGAGCCTTCAAATAAAACGTCGTCGCAGTCCACTGAAACCAATCCGCATTAATCGCCCGACGATGCCACCGGGCAAGCTCCCGCCACGTCTTCCCAGACAACTGACCCAACGTGTTCGCCGTAACCACAACCTGAATGTCCATGTGAACAGAACAAAACCAAATAATCACCCACGACAACAAGGCCGTCTTGCCAACACCATGACCAGACGCAACCGCAAATTGAATCGCCGCCATGTCAACATTCGCAGCACGCTCCCGAACCTGACGACCTAACTCAATCAATACCTCGCGCTGCCATGCGTCCGGACCATCCTCCCCAGCTAAATCAGTCCCAGAAACACCCCACTCAAACGCAAACATCACAAAACCATATGGGTCATACTTAAACCTAGCAATCGCCTCAATCAAATCATCCCCCTCAACCTCAACTCCCGCCTCATTAACCCTACGGCGAGCCATCAATCAGTCTCCTCTAATGCGCCCAAATAGGCGCGGGGGGCAACCAAACAAGAATTTACGGGGGGGTGCGTTTTTTGCCCCCTACCCCCCCCCGAAGGGGGGGGGAGGGGGCTCGCGCGGCGCGCGGGCGCGTGCGGGCGCGCGCGGCCGCGCGTGCGGGCGCGTGCGGGCGCGTGCGTGCGTGCGTGCGTGCGTGCGTGCGTGCGTGTGCGTGCGTGTGCGTGCGTGTGCGTGCGGGCGGGCGCGTGCGGGCGGGCGCGCCGGGTCGGCGGCAGATGATGCGTGGCTCACCTATATATATGCCGATCAGGAGCGGCACGCGCATATGATAATGCATCTGGTGCGCCTACCGTCAGGAGCACCGCTTTACTGCGCGTCGTCGTCGTCGTCGTCGTCGTTTGTGTCGTCAGTGTGCCCGCGCAGACGCGCTGCCGCCTGCGCGCGCGCCAGCGCAGTTTCGAGCCGCCGCGCAAATGCGTCGTCGCCGAGCGGCTTGGCCGCGCCGCCGCCGCGCGAGGGCTGTTGATAGAACGGCAGGCCAATCGCGCGGGTGATAGCTGCACGATCGGACGCGCCAGCACTGCCGCGCGCCCGCGCGCCATCCCACATCGCGCGCCAGATCGCGAGTAGCTCTTCGTCGGGCACCAGCGCCATCACCTGCGGGGCCGACGAGTGAGCGCGCAGCGCCGCCACGATCTGCGCGTCCCGATCACGCTGCTCGGGCCCGCCGTCACGTGTCTCCGTCCTCCCTGCTGTGTGTGTGCGGGGTGAATTGGGCGCCTGGTCCTCACGGGTGGTGCGGCGTGAGCTGGTGTGGTCTGGTGGTAGTGCGGGTGGTTTGGGCGGGTTTTTTGGCGCTGCTGGTTGTGCTTGCGCTGCTTGCGCTGCTGTAGCTGCTGTAGCTGCTGCTGCTGCGTGCTGGGTAGCTCGTCTGGCTCGCGCGGTCGCGGCGGCGAGGACGGCCGGTGTGGATCGCTGCATGGTGGGTTTCTGTCAGGTGTTTCTTTGTTCCCGCGCGTGCGCGCGCGCGGGGTTCTCTCTGTCTCTCTCTCTTTCTCTCTTTCTCTCTCTCTGTCTCTGTCTCTGTCTCTTACAACATGCGTCCCCGATGCGCGCTCCCCTCGCGCCCCCCCCGTGCTTTCCCGACACTCCCCCCCTGCCCCCCCTCTAGGGGTTTTCGCCCCCCCCGCATTGGGCGGCGTACGCCGAGCATGGTGGGCACTGGCCGCGTCGTTTGCAAATTTTGCAAGAACATTCCGCGTCATTGATGCATTTTTAACGTTCAAATAGGCACATTAAGCTTGACATTGCGCCTATTTAGGCGCAAAGGCAGGCTGATCAGCGCGGTCGGATGAGCGCGCACAACAGCAGAGAGGAGGGCGAAATGGGGGACGTGACGCGCATGGTCCTCTGCCGATCAGATGCCGGCGATGGTGGCTGGAGCCTCCATCCGCCCGGCACCACGGACGACGAGATCGCCTCGGGCGACGCTCGCATACTGGCGAGCGGTGATGCCGAGCGCACGACCGATGGGCACTGGTCCCGCCCCGATCCCGCGGACTATCTCCGCGCCGAGATGGCGTACAGGCGGATCACATCGCGGGATGACATGATGACTGCGTCATCCGAGATGGAGGACGCCAAAAAAGCGATCGAAGCGGCCATGCAGAACGCTGAGCGCACGAGCGACGAGGACCAGATGAACAGCATCGCCCAGCAGAACGATCGCCCCGTGCGTGTGGTGATCACCATTGAGGGCGGCGTGGTCCAACACGCCAGTGCCGACGGCCCGTGCGACATCGTGGTGGTTGACTACGACGACCACGGCGAAGACGGCGGTCTTCCGATTGTGCGGCGCTACGGGGTGATCACCAACCATTCGGCGCGAGCGGCCGTCTGGGTGAACACCATTCATGACGAATTGGCCAACCGCGCGACCTAGACCCCTGCCTCCGGCGCGTGGCCGGAGGCTTTGGCCTGGGACGTTTAGGGCGGTGCAAACCGCTTCACACACGGAGGACCGCATGACGTCGAAAAGAGAAATCATCGTTAATGGGGAAGCCATGTCTCTCGATAAATTCGAGATGGCCACGGGACTCCACGTGGATGGGAACCTCAATCTCACCGGTTGCACCGAGCTGACGAGCCTGCCCGAGGGGCTGACGGTCAGAAGGGGTCTCTACCTCCCCGGCTGCAAAGCGCTGACCGCCCTCCCAGACGGACTGACGGTTGGAGGCGACATCAACCTCACCGGCTGCACCGCGCTGACCAGCCTGCCCGAGGGGCTGACGGTCAAGGGGGAACTTTGCCTCACCGGCTGTTCCGTGCGCAACGTCGGCCGTGGTGGGAAGGATCAGCGAGGGTATGAGTTTTTCGCCATTCGTTGCGCCACCGGCATCCGTATCATTGCTGGCTGCCGCAATTTCTCTCCCGACGAAGCCGAGGCGCATTGGGCTTCACGGCCGAAGCAACTGATGTTGGCCAGACGCGCGTTGCAGCACCTGGAGGAAATCGAGGCTCGCGGCTGACCGTATCGCAGGGGGCGGCTTCCGCCGCCATGCCCACATTCATAACCCCTACTCTCTACCGCCACGAGCGGCAAACCATAGGAGGACCCAATGAACAGCATCGCCCAGCAGAACGATCGCCCCTTCCCGCCCCGCGACGAAATTCCTACGCGATGGTACGGAGTGATCACGCCCTCGTCCTTCCTGGAGGAGGAATTGCCTGAGAACCAGCAGCACTGGACCGCCGCCGACTGGGAAGCGTGGCGGCGACTGGAGGAGGAAGCCGAGCGGCGCCAGACGTACATCTACACCTCGCCTTATCCTCTGGGATGACATTGCCGCCCCGTCGGCCGGGCAAGCGGATTGCCCGGCCGAATCGGCGCAACCAGGCGACAACGCAACACACCGAGAGAACAACATGACGTACATGATCACGATCGATGGTCGATCCATGTCGATCGAAGACCTGATGGCAGCGCGGGGACTCCGCGTGGATGGGCATCTCGACCTCAGCGGCTGCACCGCGCTGACGAGCCTGCCCGAGGGACTGACGGTCGGGCGCGATCTCAACCTCGCCGAATGCACCGCTCTGACGAGCCTGCCCAACAGGCTGACGGTCGGAGGATGCATCGACCTGCGCGGCTGCACCGCGCTGACGTCTCTGCCCGAAGGGCTCCTGGTCCGAGATAATCTCCTGCTCGACGGTTGCACCGCATTGGAGAGCCTCCCCAACAGGCTGCTGGTCGCAGGACACCTCTATCTCAGCCATTGCACCTCCCTGAAATCCCTGCCCGACAGGCTGATGGTCGGAGGCGATCTCGATCTCGCCGACTGCACCGCGCTGACGTCTCTGCCCGAAAGCCTGCTGATCGGGCGCAGTCTCTACCTCGGCGGCTGCACGGCGCTGACTACGCTGCCCAAGGATTTGATGGTTCCGAGAGACCTTCACCTCAGCCATTGCACGGCGCTGGAAAGCCTTCCCAAGGGGCTGGTGGTCGGTGGCAACCTCTACCTCAGCCGCTGCACCTCGCTGAAATCCCTGCCCGAGGGGCTGGATGTGCGGCATAGTCTCCACGTCCGCCGCTGCACCGCACTGGAGACCGTGGCAGAGGGGCTGATGGTCCGAGGTAACGTCTACCTCACTGACTGCACCGCGCTGACGGCCCTCCCCAACGGGCTGACGGTTGCAGGCGATCTGTGGCTCAGCCGCTGCACCTCGCTGGCGAGCCTCCCCGAGAACCTGGAGGTTGCGGGCGACCTCGACCTGTCTGACTGCACCTCGCTCGCGAGCCTCCCCGAAAACCTGACGGTTGGAGGCTACCTCCGGCTCGGCGGCTGCACCTCGCTGAAATCCCTGCCCGACAGTGTGACGGTCAGGGGCATCTTTGGTTGGGCGGCTCCACCATCCTGACCTGCCTCCCCGAAATGATGGCGGTTGGGGGCAACCATGCGCCCAACCGCCACGAGCGGCAAACCAAACCCAAAGGATTTACGCTGATGACCAATCCCATCCCCAATCTGACCATCCCCCCGGTTGACCCAACCGCGCGCTGCATCGCGCTGGGCCGCGCAGCAGACACCGCGCTGCGCACCTACGAGGCGGAGTTGACGCGCACATTCGGCGCATCTGCGTCGGCCTACGCCAGTTACGGGAGCATCAACCGTCACCCGAAGCATCGCCGCTTGTGTCACCTGCGCGACGAGATGCGCGCCGCGTGGAATGCCTACGAGTCGGCCTACCGCGCCCTGCACCTGCCGCGCGAGGAGACGTAGCAATGCACAGCATCGACGCCATCCTGACCCGGCTGCCGGCCGGGTTTGCGCTCAAGCCGGTCCCGTCCGAGCACTACCACGACATGCTCGAAATCCTCCCGCCCGTCGCCTGGACAGGCGCCGGGTTTCTGTTGGGCGAACCGTACGACCATCGCTCGTGCGGGATCAGCGGCAAACTGCGCGCCAGCTACAGCGTGTTCGTGGAGTCGCCCAACGGCCTGACACACTACGAGGGAACACATGCCCTGACGGAACCGGAATGGCGCGCGTTGGCGGCAAACCACGCCGCTGTCGAGGCCTGCATCAAGCGGGGGGCGGAGTGATGGACATCCTCAATGCCCGCTTCATGCCGGCGGTCTCTGCCTACCTCGCGGTCTCCTATGGCCACGACGGGCGGCTGATGCCTTGGGCTGTGGGCGATACACCTGCTGATGCCATCGAGGCCGGGATGCGCCAGGCTGCCGGTGTCTCGCCGACACTACAGGCGCACTACGCAGACAGGCTACGGACGCTGCCCCTCACGGCCGAGCAGGCTGCGGCATGGCGCGCGTGGTTCACGGCGCCGGAATCGGAGCGCGGATCGCAGCCTGGAACCGCGACCTAACCCCTGCCTCCGGCCATGCGCCGGAGGCTTTGGCCTAGGCCGAGCCAGGGGCGGGCACTGCCCGCAGCACACAACGGAGGAACACAATGCCTCAAAGCATCACCATCGACGGGCGCCCCGTGCCCATCGACCAATTCATGCGGACGACGGGACTCCGTGTCGAGCGAGACCTCAACCTATACAGGCACACTCGTCTCACGGCCCTTCCCGAGGGGCTGACGGTCGCTGGCAGCCTCTACCTCATTGGCTGCACGTCCCTCACGTCCCTGCCCAGCGGGCTGACGGTCGGTGAACACCTCAACCTCAGCGGCTGCACCAGCCTCACGTCCATGCCCAGAGGGCTGACGGTCGGTGGGAGCCTCTACCTGAACGGCTGCACCGCCATTACGGCCCTGCCCGAGGGACTGACGGTCGAGGGCTACCTCAACCTCAGCGGCTGCACCAGCCTCACGTCCATGCCCAGAGGGCTGACGGTCGGTGTCAGCCTCTACCTCGGCGACTGCCCCGTGGACAACGTCGGCCGTGGTGGGACAGACTCCCGAGGGTATGAGTTTTTTGCCGTCCGTCTCGCCTCCGGCATCCGACTGATCGCAGGGTGCCGTAATTTCTCGCTGGAAGAAGCCGAGCACCATTGGGCGAGGCGTCCGGAGCAGCTGATGTTGGCCAGGCGCGCGTTGCAGCGCCTGGAGGAAATCGAGGCTCGCGCCCTTGGCCGCTCGGCCTCGCCTTGACGCCACGCAGACGGCAGGGGCGCCGCAAGCGCCCCTCTCGCCTGGGCCGCCGCCTGGGACAACCAAAGCGAAAGGAAAACACCATGACCGACACCGCCACCTTGCCCGCTCTCACCCTGGACGACATCCGCGTCGCCGAGCCCGACCGCGACAACGAAGTCGCGTTCGACGCCTCGGAGACGTGGATCGCGGCCTGCGCCAAGATCAGCGACGGCGGATACAGTGCCGACGACGTGGCCAATGTCCTGCTGACGCTGCCCCCCGAGGAACTGGACGAGCTGCGGCAGGACTGGATAGCCCATTGCCAATCGACCCTCGACCATTTGGAGGGAATGGCGCTTTGGGCTGCTGACATCCCCCTTGCCCGGGCACTGGATCGGCTCGATCCCAACAACGTCGATTGGCCCCTCCCCTATCTCAATGCTGGCGAGGCTTGCGCGGTGCTGGATGAGCGCGACAACCTGCGCGCCGAGAACGCCCGGTTGCGCGCTTTGCTGGCCGACAGTTGCCATCACAACAACGAGGCCGCGCAAGCCAATCCGACGCCAGCCCCGGAGCCCCGCCCCCTGCGCGTGGTGATCGGCATCGAGGGCGGCATGGTGCAGGGTGCCAGCGCCGACGGCCCGTGCGACATCGTGGTGCTGGACTACGACTGCAACGACGACAATGGGGAGGAGGTACCGCAGGCAGACGGAAGCACGACGACCGCGTGGCGCTACGAAGTCAGCGCGATCCATTCCCCGCAAGAGGCCGCCTGGGTGGCCGCCGTCCACGAAGCCTTGGCCGAAGACGACGAACCATGAACGCCACCCGCAACTTCATCATCACGATCAAGGGCCGAAAGAAGCCCTTGGGTTACCTGACCGACACCGGGATCATCACCAGCGACGCCAAGCGCGCTTGGATCTTCGCCGGGATAAGCGAGGCCGAAGCCGCGTTGGCCCGCAGCAGGCGACTTCTGCCGAGCGCGCGTTGGCGCGTGGCCGAGGCCGACGAAAACCATGCCATGCCTCTGGTGCGGTCCGGCTGACGCATAAACGCGCCGCTCGTCCTCCGCTTTCCCCCAGGCGCTCGGCCGCGCATCGCCGGTCGCGCCGTCCGCCTTCATCCTCTCCTCGAAAGCCCGCCGGTAATACTGCCGGCGGGTTTCCTTTGCCACCCACACCGCCTGCCAATCCTCATCGGACAGGGACTTCAACACCGCCTTGTGCTGGCCCCACCAGTGAGCCAGATCAACCTCGTTTCCCGCCAGATTGATGGCGAGGATCAGGGTTTCGCGGAGGATGAGGCTCATCGCTCGGGCGCCTTCCAAAGCAGTTTTGCTTGACCCACCACGGGTTGCCATTCCCGCCCAGGCCGCGACTGGCGGGGCATGGATCAGTCCTTCGTCTGGGGCGGGGCAGGAAGAGGCCTCCAGTGCGTCGCCTCACGGAACTCATCGACGCACCATCCTGCATCTGGATGATAGCAGGCGACGCAATAAAACGGCTTCAGGTCGAGCACTGACTGATTCCGGTTCTCTGGAGGATTGAGTGTGGCATAGATCAACACCGGCGTGCCATCCGTTGGCGCCGTCTCAATCGGCTGCCAGTCCTGTTCGATGGCGTAGTTTTTTTCGGCAAGCCAGTCCAACAGAAGATCGGTTTTGCCGGAAGGCGCATGCGGCCACCACCTGCGCTTGAAAAACACGATCAGTTGTCGGCGCAGCTTTTTCTTGTCCATATTCGTCTCCTTTCAGCAGAAATCCTTGTCCCCTATGTTCTTGCGCGGCACATAGCAACGTGCTATAGAGCACCTTGCTAGCAGCGCCTGCGCAAACGTCTGCTTCTGGAGCAGACGGCTCTGTCCAGTGACCCCGCCACGATGGCCCCGTGGCGGGGTTTTCTGTTCTTTGGTGAGCCGCTGTTCCTCGCAGCAAGCAACGCTGCACCGAGTGATGGCGTTTCACGTGGAACCTTGGCTGCCATCGGTACTGCGCGTCCCTTCAATCGAGGTTTTATAGGCCATGGTGGGATTACGAAGTCGACATTGTGCAATAGAATGGAAGCGCCAACCCTGCTCATACATAAATTCAGGGGTGTAGTTCGAACGACTTTTGATGCATTTCCATTTAAACTTTACATATGAACCTTGCCATTTCCATTTTCTTTTTGTTCCGTCGGGGGCCACTAGCACGCACATTGTTCCGTTCGGAGTGCCATCAGGCGGCAAGCATCTGCTGCTCATGGTGTGGGTATCCTTGCTGATTACGGTTCACGCCGTGCGATAGGGGGCAGCATCGCGGCGATGATGCGGGCATGGCGCTGCCAACGCGCGGCGCGTTCAGGGTCCGCCGCGCGGGCGGTTGCCTCGGCCGCGTCGGCATCTTCGGCAGCCTGCGCATGAATCTCCGCAATGGTGCGCCTGGCGGCGGACAGTTGGCGTTCAAGCGCGTCCGCGTGCATGTGGAGCAGCCCAAGTGAGGCTGCGTGGGAGGCCAAACAACGGGCGACGTCAGGGAGCACGTCCGCAAGCAGATTGGCCAGGGTGCGGATTGCCTCCGCTCGGGCAAGAATTGCACCTGACAAGGTCGGGCTCGGCACAATTGACATTGGTCATCACCCCATATCGATATCCCAGCCGCGCGCGCGCGCAGTCGCCTCGATGCGATCCAGAATTGCGGCAGTTTCCTCGCGCAGTTCGTCATCCCGGCGCGACGCATTCGCATCATGCGCCGCAAACATCGCACCCGTCCACGAAAACATCCGTGCCGTCACCAGGATCACGGTCGATGCCTGGCAACCTTGGGTTCCGCCGCACCTCTTCAAACAACTCGGCATAGCTCGGCCCGTCGTTGCGGTACAAGGCGGCATCGGGAGACAGCGGGGCCTTTTTGGCGGCCAGCAATTCATCGTCTCGCCACGCGGCCAGCCGCTCGGGATGGTCAGCAATCAGACGGCGCTTCGCGGCCAGCGATTTCAGGAAGCAGCCATCGCAGTTGCCTTCCCACGGGTGCAAGCGAAGGTCGAAGGGCTGCGCGGCCCAGAACGGCATGATGTGCTGCGCCTTTGTGACGCGCGCCTTGGCCAAGGGACAGCGGGACACGAACCGCGCCTTGCCGCTGGCATTGCGCCGCGCTATTCGCACCACCCTGTGCAATTCATCGTACCGGAGACCGACAATCGACTTCCACGTGCGCCAGCCTAGTTCCCGGTCGATCCAAAGCCGCACAGGACGAATCTTTAGTTCCTCTGTGCAAAATCGCATGGTCGGGTTCGGTAGCATCTGCTTCCCGGCCAGCAAGGCACGAAACGGACCACCGTTTCGTGAGGCGCTGTTGTAACTTACAGTCTCCGTCCAAACGCGCCCGGTCTCGGGGTCGCGCCGGTACTCCAGCCAGTTCACTCGCACGCCCCAGCGGGAAGCGCACTCCTCCACGAAGTCCAAGGTGGCAGGCATCTCCCGGCCGGTGTTCGCGAAACACACATGCACGTCATCAGGCAGTTTGCCGTCGTGCGCGTCCAAAATGCGCCAGAGCATGTAGGCGCTGGTGCGACCGCCGGAAAAGCTGATGATCGCCGGGCCGGTAATGTGGAAGGGGCTCATGGTGCCCACGCCTCTATAGCAGCGTTTCTTCTGGAATCGGTCACGGTGCCTTTTCCTCGAAACACGGCTGGCCCTGCGGGTGCCGCGCCGGCATTTCCGCAACCACCTCGGCGCCGCTTTGCCCGCAGCGTGGCACCGCCCGGATGATCTTCATGTGGCGACACTCTCCGCACGGCCGCTCGTTCAGCACCCATATGCGGGTATCCATCGCGCGCGGCAGCGTCTCATGACGGCCTCGCAGCACCGATGGAGGATTTGCCGGGGCTCGCGCAGAGCCGGCAGTCAGAGGCACGCTGGCGCCGTTGAGCTGGTCCGCGACGTGCTGGTGCGCACGCGCGATCACCAGGCGCACACTCTCGCGCGAGTTTGCCGTCGGTACTCTGCCCTTCCACGACCGCTGACGCTGCTTGGCAATGCGTGCTATGGACAGGCCGCGGGCTCGGAGCCACACCATCATGCCCGTGTCATCAGGCAAACCGGCGCGCTGGCAGGCGGCGACGCAGAGGTAGCGCGAGGACCATTCCAGCACCTTCTCCATGGCCGCAAGCTCGGCCGCGCTGGGCTCTATGCGTGGAACCATCACGGCATTGTAGCCGTACGCCTCGTTGCGGTCATGCAGCACCGTCGGCCAGGCCACCCGCATACCCTGCGGCCCATTGGCCACGGAACGCGAGCGGTCCAGGGTGCTGGCTGCCTCCCTCATGCGCTCCCCCACGAGTTCCGCAGTCCACCGCTGCATCAGCGCATAACCTCCGAATTGTCTTCAATCATGTTCGCCGACTCCTCAGCCAATCGGCGTGCTGTAGCGGCCGGTATCGACGCTGTAGGCCAGTTCGGCGCTGTCGCCTCTACGGCCCCATTCGGGGTCTTTCGCCTTCCGCACAATGATCTGGCTCAGCGGGCTGTCGGCCGGACGGAACACCGTAAGCATCAGGTCGGCCTTGTTGAACCACATGGCGCCGCCGGCAATGTCGTACGGACCGGGAGGCTGCAACTTCTCGCCAGGGCGCGGCCGCAGAGTCACCGGATGGACGTTGACCCACACGTTACAGCCGTAGCGGTTCCCGAAGGCGAGAAGGCGCTGGAGGCTCTCTCCGATGTATTCGTCCTCGCGTTGCTGGACAGGGCGCTGGTGCGCCATTTCGTTCCACGGGTCGATCCACAGATCAGTGGTCCCGTCGCGCAATGCCGTGATCCGGGCCAGTTCGAGAAGCCAATCAACCGTCGGCCGCTGCGCTTCTGCATCGTTCACCAGCATGAACAGGCGGTCCCGCAGCCACCAAGATGCGTTGCGCAGCTCCTCATCGCTCATCACCTCATGCTGCGCGAGTCCGGTCTCGTGATTGCCATCGCGCCGCGGAGGCCAGAACGACTTCCCCACCAGCCATTCGGCGCAGCTCGCAGCAAACCTCTCCCACGGCCGCATCTCGGGCGAGAACACGGCCCAGCGTCGGCCGTGCCTCTCCATGGTGTGCATGGCAAGGTGGCGTACGAAGGGGGTTTTCCCATGATTGGGTATTCCCGTGACCACGATCAGCCGGCCGTCGGTCGGCAGGCGCAGGATGCGGTCTAGCACGCCAACTCCCGTCCCCATCGTTGGCGGCTTCTTGCGCCGGCGCAGTGCCAGCAGCGTCTCCTCGGTGAGACGGTGCAAACCGTCAATGGGATAGGGTTCGGCATCCGCAATTGCCTTCGCCAGAACCTCCGCCCCCAGCCTCTTCAGCACCTGGCCGGCCGTCTCGCAACCATCAGGCCAGGTTGCTACCCAGCAGCGATGCCGCCCCAACCTGCGCGCCAGCGCCTCGCGCAGTTCCTCGCCGTACATGCTGCGGTCCATTGCCAGTACGATCTTGCTGGCTGCGCCCAGCATGGCCGCATGAGTGCGCAGCGCCAAGAAGCGCGTCTCGTCCGGCTCTGGGTCCGATACATCATCAGGATCGCGTGCTGCTGCGATTTGCGGTAGCGCCACGGTCTGCGGAAAGCCTGCTTCGTGCAGCGCCAGCACATCCAGTTCGCGCTGCGCCAACACCAGTTCCTGCGGGGTCGTCTCATCAACAGCATCGATGTTGAACAACGTGTAGCACCACGCATCGGACTCGTACTCCACGGCCCACCCCTGTGGGTGACGGTAGGCACGGTTCACGACCTTGCCGCGAAGCCGATACGGGAACACCACGGCGGGCTGCGCTTGGCGGCCAGGATCGGATTTGAACCGCCACGGCCGGCTGTACAGCCCGAACATGCACGTCGTTTCTTCGCTGATCCCTAACCCCTCCAGCCAAGCCAGCATGGGCTTGGGCCGATGCTGCATCTCCTCCGCCGAGTGCTGCGCCAATTCGACTGGCGTGCGCAATGGTGGCGCTACCGCCACGTCTCGATCCCACGCCAATATCGGATCGTCGCTCACGTCGCCTTCGCCTCCCGCTGCATCTCGCGCATGGTATGATCGAGCTTGCGGCGAACCAACTCCGTCACCTCGTGCTTGGCCAGAGGTCGGAGGTACGACCAAGGCTTCCACGGCGCTCCCGGAGGCTGCTCCGCCTCGGCGTTGATGCGATGGGCAGCGGCAAGCATCGACCGCGCCGGTTGGCGCGCAGCGACAAGCGGATCCAGGGCGCGCCAAATCCGGCCCCGCACGAGATCGCGCACATGGACCCACGCATTAACACGGTCGCGAAGCAAGTCGGCCATGGTCGAGCGCACTAGAGGCTCAGGAATCGTTGGCTCAGTTTGCCGCGCGGTGGCGATCAGCACCGGCAATACATCCTCGCGTGTCATACGCCCTTGGGCGATAAGCATGCCGAAGGTCCATGCCGCTCGGCTTTGGTTGGCAAGCGCCTGGCTGACGCGATGCTGCTCAGGCGACAGCATGCGTCACCTCCAGCAACGCCTCGGCGTTGTGCCAGTGGCGGCTTCGGTCAAAGCGGCGGATGATCTGCTGGTGGGTCAGCATGGCGAATGGTCTCCCTGTTTGGCGTGGCCATTGCGGGACGATTGGAGCGCCCGCAGCGTTGTCAGCACGGCCTCCATGACCTGAATTTCGCGGTGGGCAACCGCCTGCTTCTTCCGGCCGTTGGCAACCCAGCGCGGATAGACCTGACGACGCAAGCGCAACTCACGCTCCACGCAGGCAATCTGCTCGTCGAGTGTGGGGGCAAAGAAGTCCGACATGATCAAACCGTTCCTGGGGCTATGGGTCGTGGTGCATCGGGCGGCCCGTCGCGTGGACGATTGTCGTAGCGCCCTTCCAGCACCTTCACGACGGTCGCCGGCCGCACGGAGAAGTCGAAGTTGCACCGCCAATTGGCGTGATCCCCCGAGCGGGGCGCTCGACCAGAAAGGAAGTCGCTGGCGAGGAGGCGCCGGCAGTAGGCCTCCCAGCGGTCGATCCGTTCCGATGGTGGCCATTCGACTAGCAAGCTCCGCAGGTGCCGTTCGCGCACGGGGGTCAGCTTCGTGACGGTGCCGTACGCCGATCCGCACAGCGCGTTCCAGATTTCCACCGCGCGCTGCAACGGGACAGGCGCGGGCTTCCGAGGGATTGGTGTGGGCGGTTCAAGGTCGAGGCGAGGATGGTCTCCGCCGCACGGCGGGGACACATCTGCGATAGCAGATGTACTATCTTCTCCTCTCCTCTCCTCTCCTCTCCTCTCCTCTCCTCTCCTCTCCTCTCCTCTCCTCTCCCTCTGGCCGGCGATTTCGGAAGGCCTTCCGAAACTGCTGGTGCTTGAAGGGTCGCCATTGGAGGAATCGGAGGAGTTCAACACCCCCTCATTGGAGGAATCGGAGGAGTTCAACACCCCCTCATTGGAGGAATCAGGAGACTTCAACACCCCCCCATTGGGGGAATGGGAGGAGTTCAACGCCTCGGTGTTGGAGGAAAGGCCGACATAGGATCGCAGCTCGTCCGGCAACGGATAGAGATGATTGGGGTATTTCGGCGACTGCCATTTGCGGAAGTTCCTGATGGCGCCGTAACCCTTCCCATCCACCTCAAACCGCACAACCTGGTTGTGCGTGACCAGTTCGTCGAGGAGCGCGCTGACATCGCAGGAGTCAGCCGGGAATATGGCCATCTTGATGGTTTTGGGCTTCCAATCGAACACGCCTTGGTCGTCGGCCATGTTCCGCAGCCCCAGGGTGAGGAGGCGCGCCAGCGGCGAAAGCTCGACGAAATCCTCGTCCGTCCACTGACCAGGATGGATGCTGCGTATCCTGGCCATCAGGCGGCCCCTCCCTCGTCAAGACGACGCTTCAACCGGTGCAGGAACCCGGCTTCGTAGTCCCGGATGCGCCGCTCTTTGAGCCTTGCGGGCATGCTGCGGAGGAACCTCAGGTCTTGGCCCGAAAGGCGCAGATCGCCGCGGTCGCAGACGCCTAGCAGGTATAGCACGCTCTCAATCCAGCGATCCCCAGCGAACGGCCGAAGTTCGCGCCCGGCCACGAAAACCGCAGGGTCCGGCGGCAGCCCCAGCCCGGATACTGCCGGCCCTGGCGCGGTCTTGCCGGACAGAACGTCCTCCCAGGTCATCCCGCTCCGGCGCACCATCTGGTCCGCCTGGCGACCGGCGGCCAACACCTCGGCCTCAGCCGCGGAGCCCAGCCGGCCAAGGATTTTTGCAAGCAGCGGGCGCGAAATGCTTGTCATCGGCTTGCCTGGCGAAGGTGGCGCTGGTCCCAGCCGAGCGGCGGCAGATGAGCGCCGCGCGGTATGAGGTGTCGCCATCACCCGGGACCAGCTCCCACAATCTTCATCAAAGCCGCAGGGAAATGCAACCTTCCCTTAATACGGCGCATTCCCACGAAGAATGCCGTTGCCTAAGCCATCCTTATGTGCATAATGCGCCGCAATAGGTGCGCGCGCGTGATGTCGAACCGAATCTTGGTCCCTCCCTTCGCGAAGTTCTCTGGCTCCAAGTGCCGAGAACTCCGCATTCGATATCAAGTCAATAAGGTGCGACTCTGCCAACGTGCCGGTGCGCCGCTCAACGGATTTGAACGGTGGGAAAAAGGATGGCAGCCGTTCACCTGGAAATGGCGGGGCGCGATCTACGATGCGCTGCTCACCGAAGCAATTCCCAAAGCCGAACGGCATGTGCAGATACTGCGCGAAGCTCTGAAAGTGCACCGCAATGAGTGACGCAGAACAGGTGGAGAGCCGCAAGGGGCTCATCCGGCCGTCCAGTTTGACGACGTACCTGGATTGCCCGCGACGGTTTGCTGCTCGTCACCTGGTTGACATGGTGACGGCGGCCGGCTTCCAACTTGCGCCTCCGCGACCGCGCCACATCGGCGCCGCCGTCGGGACAGCCGTTCACGCTGGCATCGCCTACACGCTTCAGACGAAGCGCACCAGCGGCACGCTCGGCAATGAGACGGAGGCCGAGAACCGCGCCGAGATGGCACTGATCGAGCAAACCCAGAACGGCGTTACCTGGGATGAGACCTCCGCGAACATTCCCATTGCCAAGCAACAGGCCGCGCGCATGGTGCGCACCTACCGTCGCCACCTTGCGCCGACCGTGACCCCGCTGATCGTTGAGGAGCGGCTGGTGGCCGATGTCGGCGATGGCTGGCTGGTGTCCGGCCAGGCCGACCTCCTCACCGGGAACCCCGACGAGGGACTGCGCGACAACAAGACCGGGACCGTGCGGCGCGCGAACGGCGTCCAGTACGGCGCCTATGCGATCGTGTTCGAAGCGCACGGCTACCGGGTGCCGGAACTCCACGAGGATTTCATTCGACGGGTGTCGATCAAGAGCGAGCAGCCGCCGCCGCTCACAGTTGAGGTTGACCGCGGCGAGGCTGTCCGCGGCGCCTGGAACGTCATCTCCGCCATCAAGCGATCCGCCAGCGAGTTTGAGGCGCGGTTGGCCGATCCCCATGGCGACGATCCGCTCGGCGCCTTCCTGCCAAACCCAGCTTCATCGCTTTGCGGCGAGCGATGGTGCCCAGCGTGGGGCACGAAGTTCTGCCGCGCCCACGCCTGATCTCCAACTGCACAGGAGGCCATAATGGCCAAGACCGCACGAGCCCGCATTCTGGCTACCGGTATCAGGTTCGACGCAATGGCCTACCGCTGCGCTAAGGTGGCGTCGTGAGCGGCGCTCGCACTCGCGGCGCGGCACCGGCAACCGTGTCGACGCCCGATGATCCGTGGGCCGCCGGTGGCCTAGGCGGCATGGTGATCGACGGAGATGCATTGCCCATGCCGATCATGCCGGCGGCGTACCCGGCCGGTGGCCAAGCCACCGACCGCGCACTCGCGCAGATCGTCACCGCGCAGCGGGTGGCGATCAAACGGAACCAGGGCGAAATCCGCCGCAGTATCGGCTTGGCCGCGCAGTCGGCAGGCAGCGATTTCTTCTACCGCTGGGAAGTGAACAACCGCCGCGCCGGCACCAAGGATGTGGTCGAGGGCGTGTCGATCACCGGTGCAATGGCAGTGGCGCGCATCTACGGCAACTGCGCCGTGCGCTGCATCGTGGCCAACGAAACGCCAACCCACTGGACCATGGCGGCCGAATTTGTCGACTACGAAACGGGCTTCACGCTCGTGCGGCAGTTCCAGCAGCGCAAGAACCAGAACGTCGGCATGAAGGACGTGGACCGTGCGTCCGACATGGTGTTCCAGATTGCGCAGTCGAAGGCGCTGCGCAACGTGATCCGCGCCGCTCTTGGCGACCTGACCGACTTTGCGGTGGAGGAGGCCAAGCGCGGCCTGCTGGCAGTGATCGAAAAGGACCCCGCCAAGGCCAAGGCTGGGTGCATCAAGCTCGCCAACAAGCTTGGGATTGACGGTAGCCGCATCGAGCGCGTCATCGGTCGGCCCATCGACCGCTGGACCGTGACCGACATTGCCACAGCCGCCGCGCGCCTGCGGTCGATCGAGGACAATTTCGCGACCGCCGATGACCTGTTCCCCACCACGGAGCAGGCGGACGACAATCGTGAAGGCGCAGACGACAACCAGGAACAGCGCCGCGAGCCCAAGGCCGCGCCCGTGCCGAAGGCAGCCGCCCAGCCGCCGCAGGCCGCGCATGAGCAGCCTCCATCGGCCGAAGATACGGGCCGGAAGCAAATCGAGCCGCCGAAGGCTGATCAAGACGACATGTCGTTCGGCGGGGAATAGGGCCGCATGCACCTTCGCATCCGCAACGTCTTGGGCCTCGAGTACGTCGATATCAATCTCGACGGCCAAGTGCTGGTGGGCGGCCTGAACGGCTCCGGAAAAACTTCTCTCCTGCAGTGCGTCGCCGCTGCGGCGCTGATGGACTGGAAGATGCGCGGCGTGACACAGAAGCGTGACACGTCGCGCCTCACGCGCGACGGGTCTGACACCGGTTCCATCCTGCTCGAGTACCCACGGGGCTCGGTGCGCATCTCCTACCCAGGCGGCATCATCGACCAGCAGGGTGAACCTCCCACCCTCGGCTCTGCCCTTGGCATCGGCGCCGCGCGGTGGATGCGGCTGGACGAGAAGCAACGCGCCAAGGAGATGGCCGAGCGGTTCAATACGGCGCCGACCCGCGAAGACTTCAACGCTTGGTTCGTCACTCACTCTGCCGCCCAGCTTGATCCCAACAGCGATGCTGCCAACGCCCTCTGGGACGACATTCGCACCTCCGGCTGGGACGCCATCGCCAAGCGCGTCGACAGCGCGTGCAAGATGCTGACGGGCCAGTGGCGCGAACGGACCGGACAGGCTTGGGGTTCGTCGGTTCGGCTGACGTGGGCACCGGCCGGCTTGCACCGCGGCGAGGAATACGACTTGGCCGCAGCACAGAAGGAAGTCGAAGCGGCGCAGGAGGCGCTCACGCAGGCGCTCGCCAAAGCCACCATCGAAGCAGAGATGCGCCGCATCATCGAACAGGAGGCGGCAAAGTTGCCGGCGGCGCGGGAGGCACTGGCAGCGGCGAAAGCCGCGTACGACGAGGCGCAAGCCGCAGCCGACGCTGCGACGGCAGAGTTGGAGAAACACCCCGAGCCGACGGACCCACGCAAGTTTCCGCAATGCCCGGAGTGCCTCAAGCCCTTGGCAATCGTGCGCACCGCCAAAGGTGGGCTGACGCTTGAGAAGCCTGCCCGCAAGGAGCTTTCGATCCAGGCATACAACGACGCTTTGGCCATTCGTGCCGCGTTGGTCGCCGCGCACAAACAATGCACCGACGCGCTGATTCCGGCGATGAAGAAGCGCACGGAGGCCGAGGTAGCGTTGCAGTCTGCGATGGCAGCCGAGGAGAAGCTGCAACAGATCCGCGACCTTCCCGAGCCCGACCACGAGACCATCCTCGCCGCCCGCAACAGGCTGACCGCAGCCGAAGAACGGTGCAAGGCAATTCAGACGCTGCAGCGCGCGGTCGCGATCAACGAAGAGTGGGAGCGCGGCCGCGCGATCCTCGAAGCTCTGGAACCGTCTGGCATCCGAGCCGCAGTCATGGAGCGGAAGATGGCGGATATCAACGTCCAGCTTGGCGCCATCGCCGAACGGTGCGGCATGCTCGAAGTGTCGATCACCACGTCCGGCGCGCTGCGCTACGCGGGCCGTGACTACGACATGCTCAGCGAGAGTGAGCAGATGCGCGCCGACCTCGCCATGGGGATTTTGCTGGCGGTCAAGGAGGGGGCGAAGTTGTTCCTCGTTGACCGGCTGGATCTGCTGCACCCGCAGGCGCGCGAGCCCGTGTTCCGTACGCTCGCCGCAAGCGGCATGACCGTGCTCGTTGCCATGATGGCGCGCGAAGGCAAGCCGCCCGCGCTGCCCGACTTAGCCGCTCACAAACTGGGCCGCTCGTTGTGGCTGGGTGCCGGCAAACTCATCGAACCAGGAGGAGCCTGACCATGGCTTTCGCCGTCCGCAACCTCTCCGTCCTCGCCTATGCGCAGGGCTTTACGCTCTGGCACTACAAGCTTGGACCCCTCGATTTGTCCGAGGCGGCGAAGTCGGGCTTCTTCAATCCATGCGCCGATTTGCTGAAAGTGGGCGACATCATGATGATTTCGGGCCGGGACGGCGGCGCTTTGGTGTTCGTCTCGAAGGCCAGCGACCACGAGGCGATCATCACTCCGATCACCTCGATTGCGCCGATCCCCGCTTGAAACGCGCGGTCTCCTTGCGAGGTCGGCGCTGCCGCAAATCTGAACCAAGACGGAGTTGCCAACAATGGCGGAACGACTGAACGCCGGTTCCAATCGACCAACCAAGGCGCAGTTCCGTGCCACGGTGCGCGAGATCATCGAGCTGCAGCAGGAGCGCGACAGCGCCAATGCCGCGGTGCTGCATCGGTTCAAGGCTGCCAAGAAGGCGGGTTTCAACGTTAAAGCGCTGGCGAATGCCATCGCTGCCCGCCAGAAGGACCCCGATGTGGTGGCATCCGAGGTGTACGACATGGTGGAGTACATGCACTGGTCGGGCATCCGGATCTCGGGCCTCCAGTTCGACCTGTTCGACGCAGACGAGCGGGCGACAATGGACGGGCTGAGCGAGAAGGAGCGCGCCGAGGATGCGTTGTGGAGCGCCGGCCAGCAAGGATATCACGCCGGTCGTGCAGGCGACCACCGGACGGCCAGCAATCCGCACGCGCCAGGCTCCGAGCTCTACGTGGCTTGGGATGCCGGCTACATGCGCGGGCAGGAGCACATCGCCAGAGAGATGGGACCCGATGCGCTCAAGAAGCCGCGCGAGGTTGTCAGCACTCGGCGTGGGGCGCGTGGTGGGCGCAGGGCAAAGTCGGGCAATCCCGAGGATGCGCAGCCGCGGGGCACCAAGGACGAGGACGAGGGCGATGGAGAGGATGGTGCCACCACACCAGCCGGACAACAGGTTTACTGAAAAGCAAACAGAGGGATCGCAGATGACCACTCTCATCCGCCAGGGCGACGTTGTGCTGCGTCGCGTCGAGTCACTGCCGGACGGCGTTCAGCCCGTGCCGGCGGAGAATGGCCGGCTTGTCCTCGCGCATGGCGAGGCCACCGGGCACCACCACAGCTTCGCGTTGGCCAACAACGTGGCACTCTTCCGGGAAGACGGCAGCGGCGGTGGCCTGTTTTTGACCGTCACCGGCACCCCCGCATCGCTGGAGCACCAGGAACACACCACGCTCCTGCTGCAGCCCGGCTACTACGAGGTTCGGCGTCAGCGGGAATACCACCCAAAGGCGATTCGGCGCGTGGAGGACTGACCCATGGCGCGCAGAAAGCCATACGAACTCACCCCGGAGCATCGGGCGCAGTTGAAGCCCTGGGCTGACAAGTGGATCGCGAACGCGATGTCCACGGAGGCAATGACTGAACACGATCGCGATGTTTGCCGAGACGCGGTGCGGCGGCTTTATGCCGCTGCAGGAAAACCACCACCCAAGGCGATCGTGTTCGTGCCGTCTCCATTCGTGCTGACGTTCGCTGGTGGGTTCGCGGCAGCGATTTGGCATCGGCATAAAGAGGCCGCCACCAAGGCCGCCACCAGGGACGCCATCGAGGCCGCCACCTGGGCCGCCACCAGGGCGGCCACCATGGCCGTCACCAGGGCTGCCATCGATGCCGCCACCAAGGCCGCCACCGAAGCTGCCACGGATTCCGCTACCAGGGCTGCCACCTGGGGCGCCACCAGAGTTGCCACCTGGGACGCCACCCATGCCGCCACCAGTGACGCCACTTGGGACGCCACCGGGGTCGCTACCAGGGACGCCGCCAGGGCCGCCACCGAGGGCGCCACCGAGGCCGCTACCACGGAAGCCATCTGGACCGCCACCTGGGCCGCCACCGATGCCGCCACGGATGCCGCCACCAGGGCCGCCACCAGGGCTGCCACCTGGGACGCCACTTGGGCAGCCACCGATGCCGCCACCAGGGGCGCCACCGAAGCCGCCACCGAAGCTGCCACC